TTTGGTAAAACAAAAAACAAGAAAAAGAAGGCTGCACCTAAGAAAAAGGCCGCACCCAAGAAAAAGAAGGCTGCACCTAAGAAAAAGGCCGCACCCAAGAAAAAGAAGGCTGCACCTAAGAAAAAGGCCGCACCCAAGAAAAAGAAGGCTGCACCCAAGAAAAAGAAGGCCGCACCCAAGAAAAAAACTGCACCTAAGAAAAAGAAGGTTGCACCTAAGAAAAAGAAGGCAAAAAAATAAATAAAGTAATTATTATGTTCCAATTTATATAAAGGTGTAAAAGATAGAGGTAAAAATAAAACGAAATTAACAGACAAAATTACTTGAGTAAGAATTGTTTACACACAAGGATTGTTTACACAAGGATTGTTTACACAAGGATTGTTTACACAATTCTTACACAAGGTAATAATTGAATGTCTGTTCAATTCCTTTATATTTATTATCATATGGAAGTATATTATCTGATTGAGAATAATTATACATCATATTTTGCAGTTCCTTGATAAATTTTTTATAATTTTTATCAAATTCTGGTAGGCTGTAATTAATGGAACTAAAAGTATTTAATAATTTTTGACACTCATCTTTTAAATTGTTTTTTAATTGTTTTTTTTGTTTATCAGATGAACATTTATTTATTTTGATTATTAATTGTGTCATATGGTTTGCATGTTTTAAGCATTTTATATAATTTTTTCTATCAAATGGATACAAAATTTTTGCTTCATATAATAATATTATTAAATTATCATTAATATAATTATCTCCAATCAAATTATGTATAAATTTTTTTGCATCATTAATTAAAAAATTTTTGTAAAATCTATATACCAATATATCCCTATGTGCATATAATACATAACCTATCAAAATTAAAACAAACAAAATATTTGTTATTGAATTAAATCCGAATTTATACTTTAATAAATTATATACAATAAATATTAAAAATAAGTATAATATAAAATATCTTTTATTTAATAACATATTGAAATTAAATTCAAACATATAATAATTATTATTATATTAATTTTATTTTTATTGGAGGAGAACTCATACCTGTAATGCTTGTTTCGGATGTAGCCGTTATTAAAAATACAATAAATGCAACCAATATTAAAGATATTCCTATATATACAAGCCTTTCATTTTTAATAAAAATAGTTATTAAATCATTATATGTTTTATCTTTCATTTTTGTAAAAAATGTCAAATCATCTAATATACCTAAATATGTTTTTGCTATTTTTTTAGCAATATCAACAACTGATAAATTATATACCCTTTTTAACTTTTTATTTTGTTTATTTTCATAATTAACTTGATCCTCGTCTGCCCATATTGTTTTAATATCATCACTGGTGTCGTTAAATTTTGGATTATCCACCGTTATTGGTTTGTTGGGGGCATTAACTGATGAATATACCAATGATTTGGGTTTTAATATATCTTCGCTATTCATTATATTATATATATATATAAAGTTTATTTGATAATAAAAATTATTAATGATTACTATTATCGCAGCAGTATCTTCGAACAACGGAATTGGATTTGAAAATAAAATTCCATGGAATATAAAATCAGATATGGAATTCTTTAAAGAAACAACAATCAAAACATTTGACAAAAATAAGAAAAACGCAGTTATTATGGGACGAAAAACATGGGAATCTATTCCAGATAATTTTCTTCCTTTTAAAAATAGATATAATATTGTTATTACAAAAAGTATTTGTATATCCAAAACCGATTTTATTACTAGTTCTTTAGATCATGCTATTTTACATGCAAAAAATTTAAACAATATTGAAACAATTTTTTTAATTGGAGGACATTCAATTTATAAAGAAGGACTCAAATTCGCAAATTCTATTATTTTAACCAATATTAATAAAAAATATAAATGTGATGTATTCTTTCCTAAAATTACACCAAATTTTACTATTAAATACTATTCTCCTAATATTAAAAATGGAGAAATCGATATGAGACACATTCATTATATTAAAAATAAAAATTATGATCATCCAGAATATCAATATCTTGATGCCCTAAATAATATTATGATAAATGGCGATACAAGAGTTGATAGAACTGGTATTGGTACAAAAAGTATATTAGGTCTTCAAATGAGATTTGATATATCTAAATATTTTCCCCTATTAACAACAAAAAGAGTATTTATTAAAAGTATTATCCATGAACTATTATGGTTTTTGAGAGGTCAAACCAATGTTAAATTATTACAAGAAAATGGAGTACATATTTGGGATGGCAATACAACCAAAGAATTTATGGCAAAACAAGGTCAAGACAGAGAAGATGGTGATGGAGGACCAATTTATGGATTTAATTTTAGACACTATGGGGCAAAATACAATGATTGTCATACCGATTATTCTGGCAAAGGGATAGATCAAGTTAAATATATATTGAATCTTATCAAAACAAATCCAACAAGCAGACGAATGATTATTAATTTATGGAATCCAGATGTTTTAGACCAAATGGCACTACCACCATGTCTAATGACATATCAATTCTATGTAAGTAGTGGTAAATTATCTTGTTCATTATATCAACGCTCTGGAGATATGGGGTTGGGTGTTCCTTTTAATATTGCATCTGCAACATTAATGACTTACATCTTTGCCAAATTAACTGATTTAAAACCAGGAGAACTCGTTCATTCTATTGGAGATGCACACATCTACCTTAATCATTTAGAAGGATTAAGAAAACAAATTGGTAGAACTCCGACAAATTTACCTATTATGAAAATTAATGATAATAAAAAATACAATTGTATTGAAGATTTTGAATACGAAGATTTTAAAGTTATCGGTTATAAACCACACCCATCTATTAAAATGGCAATGGCGGTTTAGGATAATAGACTATTTACTAAAATAGTTAATATCATAGCATCTGTAAATTTTAATGGTGTAAAATCATTCCCTCCCGCATTTGCAGTTATTTTTGGCCCTACTTCATTATAAGTTACCATAACAATTGCAGATTTTGCCATAAATACAACCAATACAATAAGAAACACTCTTAACGGGCTTGCAGATGGTTTGCCTCCCATCTGTTTAAATAAAAATTTTTGAAACATTTTATATATTATATAAATATATAATAAATTTTATAATAAATGGCTACAAACCACCACTCGATAAACACAAACTTACTTCTTTCCACTCTTTCATAGTAAGCCACTGATGTTGATATTTTAATGTATCTGGTCCTGGTTGATAACCAGTGGCACGCGCCCATTCTCCCGCCCGGTCCTTCCATGGAAGTAAAACGAAATACATACATGGCGAAGTTCCGTTCGGTGCACCGAACGGACTGCTCGTGTTCAGCAAACGAAACCATGTCGCCACAACAATAGCTTTTCTGTCGCTTGGTGATGTGTTGTTCATATTGTTTTCCGCAAATTCCCACTTATGCTCACCGATTTGTCGGATAAGCCTCGGTGGTTTGAGACCATCTATCATATATTTTCGAAATGCTGCCTGGATCTTGATTGCAGCCCTCTGCACCGTTGTTGGCACAGAGTTTTCACATACTTTACCTATGTTTTCCATCTAAATAAATATCACAATATATACAATAAAATGTGGCATTTTTTATAATTTCATTACTTTACTTTCCATCCGCTATCCATGGCATTTCATGGATGGTTTTCCAAAATCCATGGTCATACTTTTCAGACCACGAAATATGTTCAAATGCCCTTGGCAAAAGTTCCACCATTTTCTCCTGTGGCTTACTATGTTTGCAAGGACGTTCTGGACCGCAGCGTCTTGGTGCACCGCAGAAATCAAAGGCCTCTTCGTTGGGCTTGGGTCTTGTGTTGCCATCTGACTTTTTTTTTTTATTTACAATCGACATTTTATTGTATAAATTGCAAACAAATATATAGACTATTTATCGTGTTCGTTTTTTATAAATCAAGGAAAACTCACCGCACTAATCTGCGTTTCCTTTCTTCATGTGTGGCCAAACAAACCATATTACTGGATGTTGCGTGGAAAAGTCTCATCCAGCCAACGAATCAAATCATTGCGATTAGCCGAATCTAGCCCCCAGTATTCATTGTTAATATCGAAGATTACAGGATAAAAATCTGCAATCGAATTTTTCTGACAATCTGTATAAAACAATCCTCTGACCGCTTGATCATACAATGTTCTACATAAAGGACACGTGAAATTATTCGAATCAACCATTTTCGCCCATTTTCCCGCACACTCCCGGCATACCGGATGTTTATCTAATGCGGTTGCGCAAAAAACTGGTTTTTGGGGCTTTTCATGGCAAATCGAGCATTCTATAATGGTATCTGAATCAGAAACCTTTTTTTCTTTTTTTGAAATATCTTCCATTTTTTAATATATATTTTCAATAATTGTATTTATATTTAATAATCAATTTTTATAAAAAAAACCTTCGTCTGGATTTATAAAATGTGGATCGTTTTGAGAATTGGTTACACAACCATTGCAATATGTTGCATTATTTCCGTATTTTTTGTGGATTTCTTGTTTATATTGATATGGGCTTGTGATTGTTATTCCTGGCAATTCTGGTAAATCTGTTACTGGATACATGGATGTCTTACAACAACTATGAGTTTGTCCCGAACACTCAACATTACATGCGTTATTGCACATCGTTTTTAGACAATATCCGTGTTTTGCCGAAAATCCATTTACTCCAACATTGCAGCCGAAACCCGATAAATTATCCATTGTTGGCTTGGCTAATGTAGCCCCCCAGCCATCCGTTCCGCTATAATGTAGTGGTTGCTGGTATCCTGCACCAGAAGATTGTTGAATTGGTGCTCTAAAGCCATCTCCGGACACGGAGATTAATGTGTCGGGGCTTTTCCAAATACCCTTAGATGGATATCTCGATGACTTCATTCCGGGCAATCTTCCATATGCATATTTTAATAATTTAATCCTTTGATCTTTTGTAAAATTTACAAATCTATTGCCCGGTACGCCATTGCAATAACATGATTTATTACTCATTATATCATATAGTTAGAATTAAATATTGTTATCACATATAATGAAAAATATTGTAAATAATTTAAGTCATTATGGAGATATTTTTGCTATACCATGTTTTGCTATACTAATTATATATTTTTACAATATTACAAATAAAAATCTGTTTGAATACGTATTATTTTATTTTGGAATATTCGGTTTTATATTAGATATTTTGTTTACTTATATTTTTTTATCTGATAACATACATAAAAATTGATATTATCAGTTACAATTCATATAATATATAATTATATAATGAGTTGCTCAAAATTTACAAAAAATGAACTAAAACAACAAAAAATTGTTGCTACGACACATGGATTTATTGAATTGGCAAAAAATCTTGAAAATAATGAAAAAAATAAAGCAAAACAACTTGAAAAAAACTCTGCTATTATGTCTCTATTAGATGTATGTGTTGATGAATTTAGTATTAGGCAATTTTTATCAGAATATCCTCTTATGTCTAAAAATAAAAAAATAACGGTCATGTTTCAAATTTTAACAGATAATACAATTGCCGTTAAACAAATGAATGAATATAAAAAACAAAATAAAAAACTAAAATCAGAAATTGATAGAGCAATTGAAGACAAAGAATACCATGAAGAAGAAGAGAATAAATATTTGTCTGAACTTGAAAAAAGTGAAAAAAAATACAAAAACCGCGAAACATATTGGACAAACCGCACTAATAATATTCGTAACAAATGTATTGCTTACAAAAATAAATTGTGTTTTTCTTACTTTTTTATTTTAATTACAAATGGACTAAGTATTGCCTTGACCTACTCATATTTTGATTATCTAATCAATTTGCAATAAAAAATGATTTAAAATACGATTAATATCAATAGATTATAATAAATGACAACACATCAAAATACAGAAAAAACAGCAGGTATTTGTTCTGCTGATATTAAACAATATGGAATTCCCACAATTTTAGAATCAAAATCAAATGTTTTATTTAAAACAGTTCAAATAATTGATATAAGTACACCAGTTATTTCAGATGAAACATTGCTTAGACAACAATATTCTCAAAAAGAATATTTAGAAAAACAATTTAAAAAACTCCAGGGAAACAATGATCCGGATACACCAGAAACAGAAGAATATGGTGAATTTTTATATACAAAAGATCATGAATTATCTCCTTTTGGTTTCCACTATGATTCTGATTATTCAGAAGAAGATGATGATTTTGTAGTTCATATCGTATCTTTATCGGGTCCAAAATATGAATGGAAGGAGCAATGGTACAAAATAGATATTGATAAGATGTTTTGTTCACAAATGTGGATGAGATATATCAAACTCAGAGAAAAACAATTCGAATATTTAACAACGGACCATCTCAGAAATGAGTACTTTGATAAAAATATAGAATATCTTCAGCGATTATTAGAAGGAATAGCAGATGAAAGATGTTATGAAAATTATTTTTATCATATAAAACAGAAAGAATACGATGTAGAAAAAGAATTTGAAAAATACGGAAGCACACACAACTGTGATGGTAGTGACTCAGATTATGATTCTGACAATTTGTCCGATTATGATTCTGACGGATCTTGTGATTCATCAGAATAATTTAATTATTTATTTTTTTTAGTAATTTATTAATCTTGTCTTGAATTTCTTCATCTAAATTATTTAATCCTTGAACATTTTTGCTTTTATAACACTTAATATCATTATATATAATATAAAAAATTTTAAATATTTTTTTTGGAATCACTATTGGGCGACATGAATTGCCCATTGATTTGCACTTGTGTTGTTTAATATCTTCGTTTATTTCCTTTTTTAACTCTCTTAAAGTTTGTTTTAATAATTTACCACATTCATTTTCTTTAATTAATCCAAGTGTGTATTTCGTTGAAATATATCTGTACTTGCCTAATAACATATTCGTTTTACCACCCATCTATATAATTATTTTATATTATATTTTTTATAATTCATATTATCAAATTCATCTTTATCAACTAATTCCAAATCTACATGTTCTATATAATCGAATATAAATTTGATATAAAAAAACCCCTTTTTACCTGACAGAATACATGGAAAACCGTCGTTACTAACATAATATATTTTATATAAATTTATTGCTTTATCGTGTTCTAATAGTATATCTCCTAATGTAGGATGATTAACTAATTCTATATAATTTATCATTTTATATATATTGATTTTTCTTATAAATATTAAGTTATTGCCATTTCTTTCATATGTTAAATCTTTTAACTCTGTGAATAATACAACTAAATTACCAGATCCATTACCTAAATTTTGGAATGAAATTTTAATATTATTTCTTATGCCTTTTGGAATCTGTATTATTATCTTTTCTTGTTTATTACATATTTTACTACCGCTACATTGCTTGCATTTATTTTTGTTGTCGATATAATTGCCAGAACCACCACATCTTCGACACTCTTGTATCGAATTCAGAAAATCAGTCCCTAAATTGATAACACTTTTGATAATTCCTTTGCCATGACACTGGATACACTCTTCCAACTGTTCTTGTTTTTCACATCCCATACCATTACATTTTGTACATTTTATTTTTCTATTATACGTTACTCGTCTTTTTCCGCCATTAAATATCTCTTGTAATTTGAATTTTATATTTATATTTATATTAGAATTTATTTCAAAAGACCTACCTAACTTTACATTAAAATTTCTAAATATCGATGAAGAGATACTTATGTCATATTTTTGTTTTTTTTGTTTATCTGATAATATTTCATATGCATTTTGTATTTTTTTGAATTGCTCCTCCTTTCCAATATTTCTATCTGGATGATATAATTTTGCTAATTTTTTATATTGTTTTTTTATTTCATTATCTGTTGCATTTTTATCTAATTGTAGATCTTTATAAAAATCATTAGTTTCGTTCATATATAGTACTTAATAATAAAAAATGATTTATTATTAATCTTGTTGTATACATATATATATAAATGAATTACGTATATATTACACTTCAAGACTTGGACAATGACTTTTTAACATTTATATCTAAAAAAGTCAAAAATGACAATGACTACATATCATCAAGTCTAAAAATCAAAAATTTAAAACAAAAATTTATCAAAGCAAATGCAAGTGCAGTTATTGCAAAAATTGACTTAAATACGATGAAATTAGAACCATTAGAAATAAAATCAACTAAGCAAATACCGGTTAATACATCAGATACGCTTACCACACTCGCTACATCTAGCATTATCCAAGACGGTCATGATGAATCTGCTTTACCTGATGAAATATTTGATGGAATGAAAATTATTTCATATGGAAAAGGCATTGTACTTATTCCATCATCAGAACATATACATTATGGTAAAGGGTATTATGAAGATGGTTGTGGAAACCAAGGATGGTGGAACAAAAATTGTAATGGATGGTTTTTCAAGAAACAATTCTTACAAAACTTAATTACTAATGGCGCGGAACTCGATGAATCTATTGATGCAGACAAATTAACCGCTCTTATTTCGGGATAAATTATACATTTTTATAAAGAACAGACATTTTTGATAATGTTTTTAACTTATTATTATTAAATTTATTATTATTTTCTATTCCACTACTATTACTATAATAATGCTTACAATCATAAATTTTTAATTTTTTTAAATATCTATCACCATAATAATCATTTTCATCTCTTACCCTTAAATCTTCATATTGTTTATATTCAAAATTAGCCGCCACTATAACATGATTATAAATATAATAATCTACTTTAACAATCCTATTATTTTTGATCTTCCCCTTTAATCCAAATGGTTTTCCAATATTTTTTATATAATGTTGATGGCTTACTATTAATACTGTTGAATCTTCCATTGGTAATAATACATCTTTTAAAAATTTAGAATAACCCTTTTTATGGTCTCCTTTAATTGAAAAATTATCCTTACCTCTTCCATTATATGCATTTCTTAGAACTTCTGCATTAATATCAACTTTTACTAGTGGATTTGTTTTTAATGAACTTAGTGCTACCGCCCAATTTTTACATTCCTTAAATGAAACTGCATTTGCTGTTTCTGTTGTATTTGCACTATACCTATCAACTAATGCTGTTTTTTCTGTTACATATGGAATAACCGTTATATCCGCACTTCCTACATCTTCATACATTTTTTTACTTACAAAATATGCCGTCATCATCGCTCTGGGCAATGGAGAACACAATACTTGATCAAAATCTATTTCATCCTCAGTTAATCTTTTTCCCATTGCTAAAGATGTAGCCAAACCTCCTCGTGTACATGATGGAGTTTCAAAATGACGACTTAAATTTAACTTGTGTTTTATATTTGCACAACTTTTACAATGTCTCATCCAATACACCGTTACCTTTTTTTCTGCTGATTCTATTAATGATTTTAATGGCTTAACTTTTTTTAATGATACTTCTTTGAATTTATTATTTGTATCCATCTCTAAAAATTTAATACCCGATGCATCTTTTCTCATAAGATAATACTTCATATAGTATTATCTTATATTATTTACCTAATTGGATGAATCATAAAAAAATTATCTGATTGGATGAATCATAAAAAAATTATCTGATTGGATGAATCATAAAAAAATTATCTGATTGGATGAATCATAAAAAAATTATCTGATTGGATGAAT